CCAGTTTTATCACTAAAATAATTAATTCCACTTTGTATATTAGAAACAGTATTACCATAATAACCAGAAGAATACGATCCGATTATTGTAGAATTTACATTATCACTATTAACTATACCCGTTGAATCACCTGTTGCGTCGTTTCGATATGTAACAAAAGAATTTAATTCAGAATCATAAAAATACGTCAAATATAATTGCCTACTATTTAAAGAGCCAGATGGTAAAGTAATTGAATACAACTCATCTATTGTATTTTCAGCATATAAACCAGATGGAAATTTACCTTTATTATCAAAGATTATTGTGTGTTCTTTCCATTGTATACCTGACAATCCTGATGGAGTAAAAACAGGTTCAAAGTTTTGTCCAGAATAATATGGATTTATGTCAGCTTGAGTATAGCTTAAAAGATTATCTCCAGTTCCTTGAACAATAGACGCTATATTTTCAATCTTTGGTGCATTTAAATAATAAATATCTGATATATTATTTACGCCGCTTCTGGTTACATGTACTTCATAATCCAACTGTGCGTTTGAAAAATTAGGAGACCATTTCAAAAACAACCTTTTATCAAAGGTTTTTAATTCTGAATCGTATATTACAGATATTGCGCCAGTTAAATTTGCTGGTTTTTCATCATATACTTTCGCATCAATATTATTTAATTTGATTTGACCGACAGTATAGGCTATTCCAGTATTATAATAATCTTGAGAAGTTAGACGGTAATAAAGTTTATCAATGTCTTGATTATTTAAACGAATATTAGCGCTAACGCTATTTGAATTAGACTGATAAATATCTTCAAAAGTAGCATCAAAAGCGCTATCTAATGTAACTGTTTTTAAATATTCTTTTTCAGATACGGAGTAGTTAATGAATACGCCGTTTGCAATTGTAGTAATAACATTAGAAAAAGAAGCTACTGGAAAAGAAAATATATATACAGCCTCTGATATTTTACCATCTGTTGTCGAAGATGTAATTTTTATTCTACAATCGCGCAAGTAATTAACATCATTATAAACACTATTAGATAAACTCTTTAATATACTTGTGTTTAATGCATAATATGGACTAACTAAGGTATTTGTAAGTAAACTAATAACCTCATTATTTTTATTTAATAATTCGACAGTAAAATTATTAAAATTTGCGCCATCAAATTGATATATTTCGTCAGTACTTGGATCAATAACATCCCATGATAACAATAGTTCATCTGCATTTACGTCGGCTTTTGAAGTAACAATAAGAAAAAAATCAGGAAAATTTGAGTCCATGCTTGGATCGAACCCATAATTATGCTGATCATTAACATCAGTTAATGGAATATTACATCTAAGATTAATAATCTTAAATGGCTTCTGACTTGCGGTTATTTGATTTAAGAACATTAAATGAATGAATCGTTAACGCCTAGTGGATAAACTCTAATAAACTCCAATGTATTTTGTTCTTCAATTTTTGGTACAGCTATTTTATATACCGTTTGATCTCCATTGTGCCAAATAAAAGTAACTTTCTTCGAATTTAATACATATTCTATTAATAAGCCTTTAACAGCATCTTTAATAGAAGCATAATCGGAACTAATAAAATCTAAAATCTTTGTCACGCTTATAACATTTACACTAAATAAATCATTTATTTGCGAATCAGTATAATCTATTCCATGCAATATATAGTCGTATTTTTCAGTATAAAGATATGGTTGCGGATCTTCAGAAACTATACCATTATCACCCATTATTACAGAAGCAGGTACGCTCTTAAAAGAGATTATATCTCTTGGAATAGTAACATTCTGATTAGCTGAATCGCTTGAATATATTGTATTAGCCGATAAATTATCTCTATTATCTACATAAGCGAATTTATCTTTAACGTATTCAACGGCAGATATCCCATATTCTACAGGATTATTTTCTTTAATACCTAATATTCTATACTTTTGATTAAAAGTCGAAGAAGCGTTTACTACGCTTTTCTCATAAATCCATAAACTTGATGGGCTTATCGTATAAAAATTATTTTGTTTTTCAACGGTATCAGTTGTTACTGTTATTTTAGTTCTAAAATTACCATCTTTACCTATAGAAGATACAACAAATGTATATACATAAGTTGTAGATAAATTCTCTATTTGAGAATCTGATATTGTAGCTTGAGTTTTTGATAACTCATTTAATTCATTTACTGATGCGTTTTTCCTTGGAATAATAAAACTAATACTATCTCCAACTTTTATAAAATCATACAAACTATCTAATATAATTTCGCTATTATCGTTCACTGAAACAACTCTACCTCCAAATCGATTATTTAATTTTAAAGAATCACTTACATTTATAACATCACCAGGATTCAATAGCATAGCCTCTGGACCAGCTTGAAAAGAAATAAGATCTTGTTCAATTTGATTAGTAATCAAAAACCATTCTCCCATACGTTTTGCTTGCGCTTTACTAGTAATACCGAAACCTAAAACTTCTTTTTCAACATAACCATATCTTCTTATATTTAATTTATCTTCTACATATATTGTTTTATCTTTATATCCGTCAGTCGCATCAGAATAAACTATCTTTGCCACCGTATAACGAGTATCTTTAGATGATCCAGAATAACTAAAAACACCATCTTTAACATTTGAATTATTAAAGAAATAAACCACTTCTTTTGGCCTATCATTGTCAAATTTTAAGTAATCACTCGACCAATAAACAAGACCCTTAAATATAGAAGCGAAATTATTTACTAAATTTACCACATCAGTTTCGGAAGTAATAAAAAGATTTGCGCAAAATCTAGGTTCAACTATGTCTAAAAATCCCGAAAATCTAACGGCTGCTTTACCAGATGACGTTTGATACGAATCTATTTCATCATCAGAAAAAACTTCTTGATTATATAAATAATTTTTAAAATTAAGTAATTTTGTAGATGTCGTATTTAAAATTTCATTAAGTACAACCGCAAACGCTTGATCAGATGTCTTTATGTCTGTTACGCTTTTAATAAACGTTTTAACTTCACCAAATTGAGAACAGCTTTTATGTAATCCAAAATCATTACATAATAATAAAATTGCTGAACTGCCACTTGGATTAATAGTTACAGACAATATTCTTTTCTTAAAACTTTTTATTATCGTTTCAGATTCACCTGTTAATGATGTTGAAGTAAATTTAAGATTAGTTAAACACAATAAAGATCCGACAGGAAATTGATCCGATGTTAAATTTGAGCCAGATAATTCTATATAATTATTTTTACTATATGTTCCTATACCAGCAACGGTTACCATAGAATATTTAGTATTATTAAATGTTGGAACTAATTCATCACAATATTTTGCAATCTGATATATTGACCATTTATCAACTAAACTTTCTGATAAATTAAATTTACCTATACCGTATCTATTATTAACTACAAGATCATATAAAATCCATGCTGGGTTATCTGTCCATCTTAATATTGGGTCGAATTCACCACTCCAAAAACCAGTATATGTTTTAGCTTCAGCGTCATAATTTTCTGGAACTTTTATTTGTAAAAGCTTGAGGTTGTATGAGCGTGTTGGAATATTACCAAAACCTCTAGCATCCATACTAACAGTATAATAAGCAGAACTAGGGTATTTAAACTTAGTATCTATTATTTCTGTTACCGATGAAACGCCTATATTTATTGTGGTAGGAAATTTCCCCTCGTTAACGGGTGACGCTGTTGTAAAATTATATATTTTTATAAATGGCTGTGCCGATTTATTAAAATCTTTTATATTCAAAACCATATCAAATTGATAAGGAGAAGTGGCGATACCATATACTTTGTGAACTATATAATAATTAAAATCTGGATTCTGTTTGTATCCAATTTGAATTCCAAAAAAACAACCAAATGGTTGAGTACCCTTTTTATTAGAAGCAGATAAAGTATTTATTTTAAAAGCTACAAGAAGAAAATCAGCGTTTTCATCTTTTACTTCATGAGTAATTCCAAAACATTCTTCGAAAACTTTTTGATTGAATATTGAAAGATTTAAATTTGAATTTGACTTTTCAACTTCGTACCCAAAAGTTTTTTGAGTTTGACCGATTTTGCTAGAAATATAAGTTAAATGATTTGAAGAAGGATTGTCTTTTAAAAGATCTGCACCTGTATCAAAAAATTTTGTTACTTTATTTTCATTTAAATTATATAAAATTTTATCATATGACGTAGCAATACCTATTGCAAATGTTGAAAAAAGAATAGATCCATTTGCGTCTGAACTTTTAGGATCAATAGAGTTTTGAAACTCTGAACCAATTTTTCCCACTACAGAAACTCTATTATAATTTAAAGAATCATTAAAAGAGCTTTTAACAGGTACATCATTAAAAAATATTCCTTTAAGATTTTCTTCGTTATTCTGCGCATTATCAAACAAAATTAAATCAGCACCATTTTCATCAACAAGACCATAAATCGGGCCTTCGCAAATTAAATCTTGTATATGAACTTGAGACGATGATTGTAATTTATTCGCATTAGTACTATCTAAAATTATATTTTTCAAAGATTTTGTTATAGCAGGGCAAAGATTAAACCTATTGCCATTGGTAAAGTGTTCTAATAAAAGCGCACCTCCTCCTTCTATATTGTATGTTTTTAATACATTACTATTGTTATTTTCAAAAGCGGTTGAAGTTTGAGGTCTAGATGTTGAAACATATACTGGAATGATAGGTATCATATTTTAAAAGATCAAAGTTTTTATCAAAACGTTACCACCACTTCCTGCACCTATTCCACCTATATACCCTATGCTACTACCAGCACCTGCGGCAGGATCGAATTGCGAGTAATCAAAATTAGTGACGAAAGTACTTACTATCAAACTTCCAACCCTTAATTTTCCATATCCTATTGGAATAGGCGCGTTTCTTGCAGCGATATTTGTTTTAGCATTTAATAGATACGACGATGTCTTAACTTGTTTCGGATCTTTTGGAGTTAATAATTTAGAAATCAAAAAACTTATACCAAAACTTAAAGCTGATATAACAATAACATTAGCAGCAAACACCAAAGCCTTTGTTAATAACGTTGCAGTTGCTGCGGCTGTAAAAAAAGCAGAAAAAACTTGAACTGGCAATAGTTCAATAACTTTACAATTTCTAATATTTTGATTTAATAATTGTGAATCACTAACGATTTTACCATCTATAACTATGACCACCGAATCAAAAATATGATTAAGACTTCTTATCCTAGTTCCTAACTTAGGAAAATTGACTTGCAAACACTTAATGATATCATCAAAATTACCGGCTTTGATCATCAAGCTGCCACACGCCAGTTTCTTCAATAAACCGTGTAATAATAGTTTTTTCATTTTTAATATTTACACCTAAAAAAGTACTTAATCTTAAACTATATATAATAAGCGGAATATCGTAATTTTTAATAAAAAAAATATCATTGTCTGATGGATACGGCGAATCAGGATGACTATGAAAACAAAAAGAGATGTTTTCTGGTTGTCTTAAATATAAATAAAATTCATAATCAGGATAAAAATTATATTTATTTTCACATAAAGATTTAAAATAAAGTATCTTTTTGTTCTTTAAAACAAGACCGCCAGATTCATACGGAGATAATGACAAACAATATGTTTTTATCTTAGATAATAAATCAAACTGTATAGTCGAAAGGTTTAGTTCCAGGGAATCCACCATAAGGTAATCCTTTGTCATGATTTTCCCATCTTAGTCTACAGGCTTTTAGATTTTTAGCGCAAGAATCTTTCACCCAAAATTCAGGAAATAATTTTGGATCTTTAGCGCCAATATTTGCATGAGACAAACCGTTAAGTTTTATACATACGTAAAACGAATAAGATAAATTATCTTCAGTCATTTGAGTGTCACTGCCAAAAAAATCAAAATTAATAGAGTCTATATATTTTACAAAATCTCCAGCATTATAAGTCCCAGTGTCTTTCAAATATGTTCCTCTATATGTGATTTGAGTAAGATTATAACCAAAAGGTGAATAGAATTCTTTATTGTTCTCGTCTGCTACAGGAACGCCTTCGTTATTTTTAGAAATAGTTTGACCTTGACTATTTACTTGACCACCCCAAATATCTGCTTCTTTTTTAGGAGTTGTAGAATTTGAAACCTTGAATTCTTGTTTACCTTTAGGCTCCCAAGGAATTTTTCCATAATTACAACCGCAACCACGATAATTCCAAGAGCAAATATTATCTGAAACTTTTCTATTTGGAATCGACTGATTCTCTAGATCTAAAGGACTATTCAAATCAAACTCAATATAAAATTTATTTTCTTGCGATTTTTTGTTTATAATGTAATTGTCTTCATAAAAAGATTGACCATAACCTAAATCTGCATTTCTTTTTTTTCTATAACCAAAAAATGGATTTACATAATCACTGAAGTTTTGATCGTCTAAGTTTCTAATAAAAACTTTTATTCTTTTAATCTTAGAGTTTATAAGATCGTTTTTATTTTTGATGTAATTAGTAATAAAGCCATCTACATTTGCTAATTTTATAGATGGTCTATTTTGTTTACCGTCTGCTGAAAATTCAAATCCACTAAATTCAACAGGCAAAGGAGCATATGAATTGCCTCTATAAATTATATTCTTATTAAAATTTTTGCCAGCGTGAAATCTAAAAACACCAACTGTTTCATCAATATAAATTTCAAAAAGATCCACGAATGAATCTGGGTTCAAATTTATTAACGATGTTGTTGAAATGACGTCTGACATATTATGATACGATTTTTCTTACTTTGCCGAAAATATTAGGTCTATCTGCTTGAGAATAATAAATATTATCTGCGGTTTGAATTTCTGTATTGTTACCAAAAAAAGTTTTTTCTTTATATTTTTGTATTAGATAATCAACTATTATACTCTGAGGTTGACCCGTATTCAAATATTGCAAATTTTTATAACATAAAACTTCATACAATTTATGAGTATAGTACGGCTTATAAACTCCTTGATTATTGTATGAAGAAACTCCTAAAATAAATAAGAACGATTTCGGATCAGAAAGAAGCTTTGGAAAAGCTGTAGGATATATTTTTATATTTTTATAATGACCTTGAAAATAATTAAAAACATTATTCTGTTTATAAAAACCATAAGATATAATTGAAAACTTATTCTTTGAAATCAATTGATCCCTTCCAACATATTGAGACTTTAAATAATCTCTATTACCAATTCTATAAACATCAAAATCAGGATGACCCTGAAATTTTCTTAATATTAACTCGG